TTTTGTGTTTCGTGAAATTCGACATTCCTGCTGCGCCGAAAGGTACAACTTTCTCTTTACCATTTTCTTTAATAAAAACTGCATCCCATTTTTTTTCAGGGCGATGAGAACGGCGGATTGTTTTGAGACGTAGGCGACGCACAGGCATTTTCTTATTAATTCTTAGCAATAAAAATAAGCGCGACCCTGCCGGTAATTCTGCTCACGGTGATTGCGGCTTATTTCACATTATTTTTGGTGTTCAGACGGTATTTTTCACGTCTATCAGTGTTCAACTACTGTATTAGTTTGTCCCTCCTTAAAGCTGGGGCTAAAAGTTGCATCTTTCTTATAGAGGGTTCTTGCGGCGAGAAGTTGCCACCGTGCCGATAGTTGAGGAGTAGCACATCGATTGGCTTTTCCGAATTTCTGAAATGTTTCGTTTGTATAAGTACGCAGCGTTTCTAGTGTAGGAATAATCTCACTTTCAACCCACAAAGGAAGGTCGTGTTGGTACATGGATTCCATCATTCGCATATGAACATTCCGAAGAATGTCTGCGGTAGCAGTTACGAGTGTATGGAGAATCTGTCCAATCTCCCGCCGCCGCTGAAATTTCGTGTAAGAATGTTCTAAACTCTTAACCCATTCATCTTCGTTGACGTCATTCATTAGATATCGCACATTAATTTCTTTGTTCATCAGTGCTGGAGGCTGCTGCGGATATGAAGGAAGAGTCTGTTCAATCTCTACAACGTGTCTGTGAATTTCAAACATTATGTAGCGAGTTTTGCTCGTAATAAGCGTATATTTCGAATAAAAGGGTTGCGAAAATTGCGGAAAACCCGGAATACCACCGCAGGGAATATCCGCAATTTCTCTTGCCGCTGCTCCCCCTCCAGTGCGCCGAATCCATTCGTAATAGTGTGGATTATGAACACGCCCAGTGACGATTTGGCCCGTTGTCCAACTGAACGCAGTATTACAGTCCCCATTTGTACACCACATTTGGTCACATCCATCAATCTTAAATATAGGCGCCGCGCATTTCGGACACGGCTGCGTTTCCATTTTAATGGTCTTTGTCGACTCTACAGATTCCGGTTTACATACGTGATCTGGACCATCATCTATGATGATTTCCCTACATTGTGAGCACGTTTTCTGCGAACATGTTCCGCACGTATAGGCTGTGGACAAGAATCCTCGACACTCTGTCGCAGGGCAGCGCATAATGAATTCGCGCCGCTCTTTCTTTACGTCTTCGGTGGAACCTGTGCGATATCTGTACAAATTCCGCGTATATTCACTAGATAAACGATGATATTTTAGTGCATAGGGCATGTAGACCTGTGCCCTATACATTTCAAATTCTAATGTGTATTTTTTGAAATTCTCTTCCGCCACCTCTAAATTGCTCTTTTCTTCGGTAGACAGAGCCCCCTTTTCCATTTTAACTCTGAGAGGAACAATTATCTCACGATTTATATTGCGAAGTGAATAAAGTTTATTATAGTTCCTAGAGTAAGTTGTATAGAGAGGCTGCATTTCTTCCAGAGCCCTTTTTATTTCAGATATCCGCCTCTTCATACTAACGAATACTTGGACAGAGGGTAGAATAGATTGTTCCCGCTCTTTCAGCATTTTACGACGATGAATGCGGAGGGTCTTCGTGCGAAATGTAACACCGAACGTATCATTCATAAATTCGGTATTCCATTCTCGTTTACATTCATAGCATGCAGGTTCTGCATTCAAACTTAGAATATGTGTTTGTATACACGATACACACGCCTCAGCGCTACAGTATTGACACGTAATCTTCTTACGAGTTTTCGATGTGTAGTCGGACAGACATATGGCGCATTGTTTTGCCATTTTATAAAGAATATATATATATAAATCTACTCAATTTTTCATTAGGGAGGCCCGTATTTGATTCCCTTGGCTAAAAATGGGGAACTTGGAAAAATACTATTTGTAGGGTCTTCTGTATCATCCAATATATGGATAGGGGGTGCGGGAAATCCATTAAATTCAGAAGCTGTTGCGCGCGTGTATGCGCCCATATTTGGAAACCAAAGCCAGTCACCTAGAAATAGTTCCTCCATTGAGGCTGCCTCCGCAATTTTGTCCAGACTGTCGCAGGTTCTTCCAAAGAGTATACCAGGTGTAAAGGGACGCGGCGATTCGTCAGCCGATGCAACACGTATCCATTTTGGGGTCGCCTTGTCAAATAAAACATTTGTGAATTGACCATAGATACTTTCATCTATTGTATATTTCCAGCCGGTCTGGACACCTTGTGCAGAATACGATGGCTTTTTTCCGATGACTTGAACGTACAAATCAAAGGCATCCGCCGCAAAGAATCGCCCAGGCTCCGCATAAATTTTATACGGGATGGATTCTATTACACGGCGTATATAGTGCGTTTTTTTTTCAAAGTCGGCAAGGTCAGGGAGAAATCCACCACCAATATCCAAAATGGTCGGAACATGCCCTGCTGCCTTTAGAACAGACATAAATGCAAGAGATTCTGAAATGGCCGTGGAAAATGATGTTGCAGAGCGGGAACCGGAGCCCACGTGAAAACTGAGGCCGTGTAAGGGAAAGCGCCGTGCAGCCGCGTATTTCGCAATGTACGCAATGGCCGCTCTGGGTGCGCCGAACTTGGACGAAAACGGCATGTCACTTTGAGAGTCGTCCACCGCAATACGGAGAAGAGCACCCCCTCTGTACCCGGACAATTTATCAACCTCTTCTGCAGAATCTACAACGGTAAGTGGTGAACCTACTTGATTTGCTAAGGCAATATCTGAGGGCGACTTACATGGATTCGCATATATCATTTTAGAGACGTTTGTAATCGAGTTTACATCCTTTAATTCTCGTTTGCTGGCGCAGTCAAAAAATACGCCAGAAGAACTCAGGAGTTCTAGAAACTGTCGCTCGGGGTTACATTTTACTGCATAAAATGGGGTTACAGTAGGCAAATTTCTCTTCCAAATCAGAACAGACCGCCTCAGTCTTGCGGGAATCATCGTGTACGCTGAACTACTCGTAAAACGAGGAATGATGCTTTTTAAGGATGTCAGCTCTACCGAATATATAATATTCAGAAATTTATTTTAGGTAGGCCCTCTTTTGAACGCGTGCGACGTTTCCACGAAATATGACGAGCCGAGTAGTTCAAATGCGAGTTCGTGAAGTTGATGCTCCTTTTCTGTGAGGGTCTCTAAGAACTTCTTGGCCTCTTCCGGGATTCTGTGGGGCGGGGGCGGGATATACTTTTCGGGCATTCTATATGGATACCCGCAGAAAATTGCATCAATTTTTCTCTAGTCTTCCCGTAGGAATGGCTAAGTTTGTCGCATTTGATTTAGATGCAACAATTGGTTCATTTGAACTTATAGGTCCATGGTCCAGTATTTTCAACGTAGAAACTGTTGAGAACTCTGTTGTTTTGTCTGCGGGTCTCAAACGGCGTATGCGGATTGCAGAAGATATGTTCATAGAAAAAATTAAGGCAAATAAAAAAATAATGGAACACATTTTTCGCCCGAATTTAGACGAACTCATTATTCCGCTTATAAAAGCCAAACGCGCCGGAAAAGTTCGCGCGGTTTGTATATATTCTAATACATCGGAAACATTTACGATGTATTTTGCTAAGAAAATCATAGAAGAAAGATACTCTTGTGCGAAATTTTTTGATTGTCTGGTGGACGCCACACATCCAATCAGAAAATACGACTGGGATAAAAATACAGAGGACGCTCTACAGCCTTTGAAAACATTTCACGGCTTGAAAAAAATATTTAGGACGCTCTGTAATGTAAAGAACACTATTCGTCCGGAAAATGTTCTTTTCGTGGATGACCGTAGTGAAAAGCATCATTTGGAGGCCGAAGAAAAAAATGGGCTGACTTATTTACATGTGGAGTCCTATGTTCCAGAGTTTAGCGAGGATGTTCGCAAAGAGGCCTACATGGTGGGATTACAGGTACTCTTGGAAACGAATCTAGTAGATTATCCTCCTTTTTTGTCTTCTGAAATCTTCTATAGGAGTCAAAAAGTATTTGACGCACAGACTCTAAAAACCATATCAGTCAATGGATTTTTCTCTCTCTTAAAATTTGTGGAGGCGGAATTAATAAATCCCCTTCAACCATCAGCACCATTTAAGGGTGATGATACTCTTATTCGCAAAACTGTTGCAGAATTTTTATCGGATTCTACAAATTTTCAAAAAAAGAAATGACCGTCTTAAATGAGTCGGACGCATAGATGCTCTCGTGAAGAGTGTGCCACAGGTAGGTTTCTGAGAGCGCATCGCGTGTTTTTAAGAGTGAAATTGCCATAAACCAGTCAAGTGTCTTACTGTTGCCCCTAGATATTGGCAGTTGTAGCCACTCAATACAGCGTTGCATAATGACATCACGCGACTGTCTATCGCGCGCAATCAACATTTCCTTAAAGCGTATGGCCTTAATAGAATCACGTATCTTTTGTTCCGCTTCGTATACAACAGCCGTAGGTGTATCAGAGCTTATCTGGGACTCGTCATCTACAGACTCTTCTGGCTTCATGAAAAACGTCGTATTCAGTGGCCTTAGACGGGAGATGAGTGGTGAATTCATATATTCTGGGGACCACTCGGAAATAACATTTTTGGGAGAGTCTATGGAAGGCACTTCCTCTGCACCGCCTACGGAAGGCATGGTTGTCGCGCCACCTACGGAAGGGATGCTTACATCCGAACTGAACACGCCTTTTACGTCAGAAGAAAGATTTACTTCCAAGTCGCTCATCATACTTTTTGAGAATAGTGCAAAATGTTTAAACCGCTTGACATTTCTAAACAAGTTTCAAGCCCATTTTACCGAAGGTATAGGAATATGCCTAAATAAAATTGAACACTATTATTCCGTAATGATGTCTAAGAGATTCGAATGCCTTACGATAATTATTCGCCTGAAACGGAAGTACATTACACAAAGCTAGAGGTCGGTAAAGAGTATATTACAACGGCAACACGTGATTTCAGTGGACACTTTACCAGATTTCTGTTCAAGGAAATTGAAGACCATAATGGAATTACAACATTTGTTCGGGGAGAATATACTGGGCATGCGTTTGCTGTGGGTAAATGGATAGAAGTCCCTCTTGGTCCTTACAATAAGTTCTGGACGGGTGAAACACCGGTTCCAGAGCCTCTCAGTGATACATTAGAGCCTGTTAAGCCTCTTAGTGATACATTAGAGCCTGTTAAGCCTCTCAGCGATACATCTTCAGGTATCGATTACGAATCCACCAAGCCATGCTCATAAGTATCCCGCCCCACAGCGTGTCTGCGACGGCAAATATTGGGCTGTAATTTTTCAATGTCGCATAGTTTGTAGCATCATACACGCCATACGTGGCTACACCAAGCAGAAACGCTTCAACAATATTTTTTGGAATATGCAGAAGATATGCGAGTAAAATATATGTAATCAAGGCGGGAATAAGGCGGACTTTCATGGGTGATCCTTGTATTGAGAGTATCATTGGTCCAGCCCAATCTTGATTTATATAGAGCCAGGGTAAATCCAGAAGAAATACAAGCACTGCAGACACAAATATTGAAACTGGAGTAATATGCTTCATCTTCTATTATTAAATATTTAAACTAACAATATTCATTCTACCGTGATGTGCTTAACTTAAGTACTCGACGTTAGCGGAATGTGCCCATATCCCGGTAAAATATAGTAAGATAGTAGATACTATGGGAGAGAATGTGAGAAGTAATTATCTTAAAGACTTAAGTTTAGATTGCTTATTACTTAATTTACATGGAGTATATTCTAAGACATCAATTACACATGTAACAACAATACCAAACAATATGATGTTTATTATGACATCTCTTCCGACACAAGATACATATAGTACTATATATTCATTTTTATATTCTCTTTTTATTAACTCAAACGCACTTGCGGACTTATTTGATTTTTCTAAGCCAAATAAGGCGACACGTACACTTAATCGTTTAGTTGAAAAACTGAGAAAAATAACACAGTGGCCTCTTGTTCTACCAGAGCATTTAGAGAAAATACGCAATTTTATTATACAGGGTAACTATGAAATGGTGATTAAAACACTACAAGACAATATGATGCCCTTTGAGAAACGCAAGATCAGTGAAGGAAGTGATGCATATAAATCATTATTATTAAAACTTGAAAAATTGGAATCTACTTTACGAAATATAACAATTTTTATGCCTGGTGAAACGGTTGTTTCAAGAGAATTAAATACAGTACAATTAGATAATAAAGGACAGGACGCATCATGTTCAATAGAAATGTACAATGATACTCTAAATAATATAGATGAGTTCAAAAAAAGGCTAAAGTATGACGATGATTTTACTAAAAAAGAAATTCCAGAGGATGGAATACACTCTCGGAAAGGGATTTTCACAAGTGATATTATAAAGGCGGCTGACGAATCGTTTAAATTAAGAACAAAAATGATGAAAGTAATTTTACTATCGTGCGGAGGTGTTATAGATGGTTTAGATGGCTATGAACTTGCCAACCAGCTTATGCCATTTCGACTACAATTTTGGGAAGAACGTATGATGGCCGGTCCACCAAGTAATGTAAAACTAACGGAAAAATATCCGTATAAAGGAAATGAAATGTGGGTTGATGATGGTGGATATTTAAGATTAAATGAAGCAATATTTGCCAGTCCAGAAGATAATGCTAACTATGCTACTTCGAGAGAAATAAAGGTTAATAGTACACAAGAACAATTCAAAAATAATTCACAGGATTCACACAACAATACAACATACATTCTTTCTAAAGAAAATTGGTATATGCCAAAAGGAAAGTTTTTATTTTTACACGCAAAACTTTATAATGTAGAAACAAAAAATCAAGAAAAAACAGAAATTAATCTTGAAGAAACAAATATACAAGATCTTGAAGAAACAAATATACAAGCATCTGAAAAATATATATTTTTTGCTGAATATTTTGTGAATGCTGTATTAACGGATCCCGAAAAAATACATGAATTATGGATGATTAATAAAAACAATATGAATTTAATAATAAATGTATATCATTTACTTAGTAAGTATGGACAGGACTTTATAGACAAGATAAAAGAAGGGAATAGATTAGAACTGAACGAAAATTGGGAGTCTAAGGTCGTATACCCTTACGAATTTGCAGAATATAGAAGCATTGATCCCTCTCGCAATCGCAATCGCAATCGCTCTCGCTCTCGCTCTCGCTCTCGCAATCGCAATCGCTCTCGCTCTCGCTCTCGCAATCGCAATCGCCCTCGCAATCGCTCTCGCAATCGCAATGGCTCTCGCAATCGCAATCGCTCTCGCAATCGCAATCGCAATCGCTCTCCCTATAAACAAAAATTTGGTGGTGGCTATCAAACAAAACGAAAAGCGCGGTTGAAATGATATAAGCAAATGTATCTGTATAAGAGGAATGTCAACAGATGATATACGTCTGGAGGGATTTGCCGAGCATATTAAAGGGAAAAAAATCTATTGTATTGGCTCGTCCGATACTGCTCTTTCTTTGATGGTACGTTCTTATATGGCTAGTCTTGATAACGAGGTTGCACATCGCGGCCGCAAAGTTCTTTTTATTCAAGATGGCTGTACGGCAACTTCCTGGCTCTTTCGTATGAAGTGGGATGCTATATTTCATCTTCGAGAGAGCCAGGATTTACGACTTGCGCTTACTTACGCCCTGAACGCAATAAAACCTGTGCGCATTGTCTGGGCCGGTGGCGAGCCATCTGTTGCTATATTTCAACAACTCTCGAAAGTGGATGGACTATCGCTATTTGGCTTTGGTGGAACGCCGCAGAGTACAGAATGGGATGCCATTTTTTGGAAGGGTGTGGAAGCCGAGCAGATTGAACCGGCGCTCCATAAACGTCTTGGAATACAGAACACCGATCGATATCATTTGAAGACTGTATTGAAAGAATTGAAATCGTCAGATTTGGCTCTTGTCTGGTCATCCATCGGAGAATCAGATAAGAGGGGTTCCCTTTATTGGTTTGACCCCGCAGAGTCTAATCAGGGGCCAGTATATTCACGCGAGGAGGCTGCGGAAATTCTGAAGATGATTGCTGATTCCCTGCAGTTTTAAACACGAATATTGCAGGTAATTACTTACGGAAGAGTTTGAACGTCCCCTTCTTCGCCTTGTAGCCAGCCTTCACCAGATTCTTCAGTGCTTTCTTGCCTAGCGTGTGTTTCCGTCTAGAAATAATACGCCCCTTGTGCTTCATGAGGTCCTTCTTCGTGAGTCCGCCGGACGTGTGGCGCGCCGTGCCGTGCCACACCTGAGCCTTGGATCCAACCGCAAGATGTGTACCCCCCATCATTTTTGGAACATTCATGGGCACAGACTGTGTAGACATCTGACCCCCACTCTGACGGCGCCGCTTAGTACTTTTTCTCCCATTTTTACCTGGCTTGCGACGACGGCCACCAGACATTGTTGTTGTAGCCATATCAGGCCCCATACCAGGCCCCATATCAGGCCCCATACCAGGCCCCATACCAGGCCCCATACCAGGCCCCATACCAGGCCCCATACCAGGCCCCATACCAGGCCCCATATTAGAACTTACAGGCGCAGGATTGGGATTCGCGTTCATTTATACTTATATATGAGATTTTTCGCGTGTCTTTTAGAGAGAGTCTCGGAATTTTTCCGAGCCGAATTGCGCCCACGAGAGTCTGAATTCTTTCCAGATCATACACGCCTGCAAAATGTACGAGAAAATCACTCGGACACCACAATTTTTTACCAGGAAGACCCTGTAAATAGGAATTGAACCGTGTGTGGTCGGAGGTTATTTCCACATGTTTTAGGTCCATTGGATTCTGTTCCAGCAATTTAATAATGGCTGCGTTTTCCCACCATATATGATACAAGAGGTCTGTCTGCTCTCCCACACGCCTCCAAAAGTCCCGGAGCCAGAGGGAATTACGCATAAACAGATTTCCAGAATTCAAATGGCCACAAGAATCCACCGTCATCAGCATATCCTTCGTTGCGGGAAAGTAAGGAAGAATATGTTCTTCTATCGAGAGAGCCGGGTTCGTTATGAGAACGTCGGCATCGGAAAGCCAGAGTAGCGCTCCATCCGGAAGTTTAGATAATTCAGAAAGGACAAAGGGTACCTTGGACCATGGAATCGGGCGATTCCTATCCCAATAGGTTTCACCACCCTCTGTATACGTGTATCCATGTCTTCCCGCGTAGAGCCTCTTAGACTGCAAACAATCCTGTAGGGCCTTACAGAAGTCATGGCCAATTGATAGTGTAAGTATAGTCACCATACTAATCGGCCATATACATATAAGTTTAAACCGCTCACAACAAAAATTGAAGAATAAAGTGGTCTGTAGCCAATCTGAACGATGAGATATTCCTATAAGAAAAATGCGGCCGGCCTGTATGTTTGCCCTCATTGTAATGTTACGAAGAAAAACCAGAACACCATGCACTATCATTTGAAGAAGCACGAAAGTCGTTTGCCACATGAATGTCCCTTTTGTAAGAGGGAATTTCTCCACGCATCCACATTGGAATTACACCATCGCGCCCAACACAGCAAGGATAGTGAAAAACTCATGAAGTGTAATATGCTTGGATGTGAATTTAAGGGGACATTAACAAAGGCAAATCTGCTCATACATTTTATCCGAAAACACTGCGCAAAAGATGCACATGCGCTCTTAAATGCCGGTGAGTCCGGAAATACATGTAGGGTTTGTGGAAAGAACACGAAGTCCACGACAGCATTTTATTATCATGCGTTGTCGTGTATTGATATAAAGGATCTAGATACTGCGCGACGTTTGAAGGACTTGCAGGCGCTTTAGAAATCTCTCGGAAATTCCTTGTCCTCTCCGTCATGCCAATTTGTGCTTTCTGTACGCCCAATCATTCGGTAGTAAGGATTAAAGTCCTTCGCAGAATCGGAATCGTGAAAATGTTTCGTCATCAGAGAATACTCCTTTTCGTACTCTAGCGGAACAACATCTAAAAATGCGTGATTCGTGTTTCCCCAACTTTTTCCGTCATATAATCCATATAATTTGTCATAGTATTTTTTAGGGAAATGGAAAATTGTATCAGTAACCATTGGATTTCCATCTGGTGTTCGTATATTTAAGGTCCACATGATGAACGGGAATTGGACGGTCGGTGTGCTAGGATTATATTCGTTGATGAAACGCTCCTTTAGAAATAAATCCGTCCGTAAAATCATTAGCGCATCATACGTATCGAGGTTATCTTTCAACATGTCTAGCGAATCTTTTATCAGCATTCGTTGAGAGGCGAATTTCGTTCTGTGAAATCGCGAATCTTTCACATGGTTTCCGTACCATTCTAGAAGGTCTTTATCAAACTGTGTATGGTAACTGTCTATGTATATGTCCACCTTGTAGGCGAGCGATTCTATGCGCCGTACCAATGCCATATGTGTAACACAGGCCTCTTTTTGCTCGTTATAGGATTCAGACTTACCGTCATCCCGATTATTTTGTTTTCCCTTTCGGAATGCCTCTCCGCGTATGATAAGAGCGAAACGTTTTAGAGGAGGAGTCGGCTCTTCGTTCTGGAATCCTTCACAGGAACGAATGTAGTATATAAGTAATAGACATGCGATAATAAGTATTATATAATACGAAGAATGAATCTTCTTCATATTATATATTGTGAAAATGTCGCAGCAACCTCAATCATCCTTTATAAATGTTTGTGTGATTGTGAGCAGATTTTTCAGATGATAGCCGAGAGCACCGAATCCCGCAATAAGAAGCAACTCATACGCCGGACGTTCCGTTTTCTTTCCCAGATATCCAATATATATCAATAGGGGTGCGATAAGACCCGCATGGAACACGTTTATCCAGGCAGAGGCCGACCTCGCCATAATCCGTATGGCGGCCTTGGCCCCATGATACACGAGAAGGACAATACCAAGGCCAAACAGCACATGGTATACCCATTCTGGAGTCGCTGCGCGCTGGAATCCTACAAATAGGAAGAGGGGAACCACGAGTGCTATATGAAATACGGCGAGAAGTAGATGAATGTCCATATCTGCTAATGCTTTCGTAAAATATGATACAAGGTGGACGCCGCATGCTCTAAGGCCCCCTCAATCCAACACTGATGAACACTGAACGATTCGCCGCAGACGAACCACCCTGGCCGTTCTTTCGGAAAGGGGTGACTAGCCCGACGACTTTCCGCATACGGGTCATATGCACCGGGTCGCCAATAGGTTACGCCGTGAGGCCAAGAATAGGCCTTTACAAAGAGCGGGTCAGGAATGGTCCTCTCACCAAACAGTACTCGAAGATCTTCCACGAGTTTTTTACCGAGTTTTGTTTCACCGTCCTGTTCGTCTAAAATGCGCATAAGAGGTTCAGCATCTTCCGAATCTGTGTAAGAAATCTGTATGGAGCCGTTTTCTATACTCTGTGGTATGATGAATCGGGGTGTCTGGGCCGTGACAATTTTCGGTAAATCATGAAACCACAGTTTCTTGTTTGGACTCGGTGGAAAGACCGCAAAGACACGTAGAAGCGGCCTCATGACGAGATGGTTGAGTGTCGCCCAGCCCTTAAATACGGTTAGCCGTTTTATGGCCTCGGATGGAATTGCGAATACGAATTTCGGGGAGTCCAGAACTACGTCAGGGCGACTCTCCCCCTCGGACGGAGGACCTTTCTTGAAAACGGCATGGGTTGTGTCCCGCATTTCGAGGAGTTCGTGTTGCAGGAGGAGTGTCCCACCCCGCTTCAGAAAGTCGGCGCGCATTCTGGAAACGAGCTCCGAGAGACCTTCCTTGCACACCACATACTTTTCGTTCGGTCCAAACTCCTCTCGGAATACTCGGAGTGCTAAATCCGCACGCAAAGTGGAGAACTCTGCGCGATAAGGGTAGCGATTCAAAAAGGTCTCTAGGGTCGCCGGTTTCACAAACCGCCTCAAAAGAGCCCGAATTGTCGTTTGGCCCAGAGTAGGCTCGGGAAGATGCTCAAGAGGCTCCAAGAATATCGGGCGGCACTCGTCGAACAGAGGGGGCTCTATGGGATACGCCCCCGATTCTTTGTACTGACTGGAGCCCTCTATAGGTACCGTCGTCAGCCCGTATTTTTTAAAGAGTCCCATGAGAAGTTTATGCTTCATAGAAATCCTTGCACCCCCCTCTTCCCACTGGTATTGGACGCCATTTACTATCCCCTTGTACGTGAAGGCACGTCCCCCAATGAATTTATACTTATCCACAAGACAAATGCGTTTTTTCGGTTGCAGTTTCGCCAATTCCACAGCCGTATAGAGCCCCGCCATTCCAGCACCTATGATTACAATATCATAGGTGTCGGAACTCATCCTTATTCCCTCTTATACCAGTTCGTATTTTTAGTGAGTGTTTTTTCTCGTTGAATTCATAGAAAAAATGAAGGGTAAATGCTATTCTACAAATATAATTCTCGTCTCTACAAGTTTCATCTTTGTTATCCCTCTGACATTCACATTGTATAATCAACAATATTTGGCCAGTTCTGCTTGTACTTTCATCTTAATCACTTCGGTTGCTCATCATTGGAAAAAGAGACAAGAAACGCTCCTCTTAGATAAGGTTGCTTGCTATTATTTGGGAGCGGTATCTCTGCTATATGCAGTAAAATACGAGATTTTATATATAGTACTTCCTTTTACTATTTACACTCTTATTATATATTATTACGGATATCTAACAAAAAGTATGGTCTGGTGTGAAGATAATAGAGAAGCAACATTGTGGCACTCTACCATACATATTTTTGTGGCACTCTCTGCAGCATACGGCTCTTACTTAGTTAATAAAGCGCCGCTCCGTATGGAATAGTAAGGTCTAGTACTGAAGTTAATTACTTGGCGGTACTTGGCAGTAAGAAAATCACGCAAGTTCCTCGCCATTCAGAAGTCTCGTAACATTCGCAAGAATCGTCTCCGTGCTCGTAGAAGAAAACTTGCCCAGAATCTTCTTGTTCTTTATCACAAGAAAGGTCGGAATACTGCGAATCTCGCAATAGCCAGGAGTGTAGTCGTTCTGGTCCACGTCGCACTTCAGCCACTGTACACCTTTTAGACCCTCCTCGAGTTCCGCCGTACGCACCGAGCGGCAAGGACCGCACCATGTCGCAGTGAAATAGACGACGCTGACCTCGGGGGGCGGAGGAATCTCTTCAGTAGGCTCCGCACGACCAATGAGCACCTCAAACTCTTCTTGGGTCATCAAATACTTCATTCTATTTTAGAATAATCCCTATTGTTTAGACCTTATTAGGCCGAGGGTGATTCCTGCGAGCGCAATGAAGCCGAGTGCTTGAAGAAAGAATGCGGACTCCTTTTTGTCTTTTGCTGCGCCTCCTCCCGTTTGTGGGCGCACGGTATTTAAGAAGTGGGAGAGCGGCGGCAACTCGGAACCGCCCCCCTGCACGGGATTTACCGGAGTTAATGAGCCTACTAAGCCAAGTGGCGCAGTATATGCCGTTGCCACCGCCGCCAGTCCTGTAACACTCAATATTCCCGCAAAGACTCCAGATGCGATATTCGCATTTGTTTGCTGACTTTCACCAAAAAAGTACGGTATAAGTTGCATAGATACGGATAGCCCACCAAATACTAAATTCGCCTTGGACACCGTAAGTTTCCATCTACCCTCTCTTGCGCCAGGGACAGTTCCATTGGATGTTGTGAGTGAGGGCGCTTTTAGTTGTAATTCTCCTCCCACAGTCTGTTTTGCGCCGCTACTCATGGACTGCTCAGACTGCGGTGAAAGAGGTATGAAATCCACATCAATCATAGAAATATATCCAGTATAATATCCAAGAAACGCCTGTAAGATGTCAAATATATACCAGGGACCAGCTGCTGCTAAATAAAACAGCCAGTTTCCCTGAAGAACCAGCGGCAAATACGGAGATAAATACACAATAAGGAGATAAAATATCGGCAGTGAAATTGCCTTCATTACTGCTACGAAAGGCTGCCCAATGAGCACATGATTTAGACCGAGCTGTCCTACTCCTGGACACAGAGTTACCAAACCAATCAGAACCCATCCAAGAAACCCAGATAATTCCTTTCCATTTATCAAAGCATTTTGTAGTCCCGAAAGTTCGCTTGTTGGACCTAGTTCCACCATGACCTAATCAATACTTAGATCTTGAAAAGGAGTCCCCCGAACCCATTGACAACTCGTAAAATATTGTGGTTCGTTGTATAAATCCGAATATGTGCATTACCACGTATAGGAACATATCTCGGATCTGACTGGTCAGTTAGCGTAGAGGGCGGATCTGGCCTCAAAGCAATCTGTAGATTCATCGAATCAATGCGACTAGCGTTCAATGAACCCGACGGCTGAAGTTCCTCGGGACGAATTGCGAACGAATAGCAATAAATAAATGTGTCTGTCGGAACGTTCGTATGGTATTGATACGGCTGCACAAGTCGGAAATATCCTGCGTCGCGAACCTCAAACCGGTCGTAGCCGTCTAATTGTAAGAGAGCCTGTTGGAGCATATTTATTGAATTGTTACCGGACTCTCCCAGAAATGTAGATAGGGGTGAATAGTTGAACCAGTCATTCACTGTAGTCATACAGTCCCGCTGAATAATCCAGATGATTTCTCGTAAAGGGTGATTGAAATCGAGGGACACCATTGCCGTAGTTGTCTTGTCAGGAATGCTTATATTTGGTGTATATTGAATCTGTTCTATAAGATATTCATGCGAATTGGAAACAAATCTGCGACGTTCCTCTGTGTCCAAATTTACAAAGTCTCCATACAAACGGAGGTCTATAATTTTGGCTGGCTCGAGTTCTGGGGGATTTGCACAGGCTCCATTATTAGAGCAATTCGTGTCGTAGAATTGTATGAGTTGTGATAGTGGCCTGAGTTTCAAATTGAGTCGTATGGGGTGATATTGTAGAGCCAAGAGGGGAAGATACAGACCCGGATTTTTATTGAACCAGAACTGAAGAGGAACATAGAGTTTTACAGCCCCATATTGATACGTTGAGCCACCAATAGAAACAGAATTGTCGAGTACAGGTTGTGTAGATGGTGGCGCAACTCCGTCAGCATAGTTGTATACCATATCATTAAATCCTGCTTGAACGCCCGGCTGCGTAGAGAGTTTAGACCATATGTGCATCCATTCCCCGGTCTGTTTGTCTATTTCCTGCTCTCCGATTTCCACCGAAACCTCTTCAATCATAGCATGACCGAGATTGGTGATATATGAGGCTTTATCATTTACATCCTTTATTATAGTTACAGGCCCACTTCCATCTTTATTGACGGATGTGCCCTCTTTGAATTTAATTGTTGGTAAGGTAATTTCTAAAAGAAGAGGTCCAAGCAAATCACCTCGTCTCGGAACTACACATGTAAGCCGTTTTCCGAAATCAGGTGTACCATCAAAATAAATGGCCTGTGATTCAACAGAGAAATTCGTATAGCGCCGGTAAACCATTTTGAACCAAGTAATTTGGGGATTCCCTGTGAGGAATACATCCTGTTTTCCCTGTGCTACTAACTGTAATAGTCCGCCTCCAAGCGTCATTCTATACTTGCGCAGTATTTCTTTTGATAGGGTGAGCGCGTTGCTACAATCGTCCCATCAATAAAAAGACAAATAATAGAAGATATGACGACAACAAATCAAACAGTAGATATATTTTCTCAACTCGTGTATACGATTGATTCCAATACACAACTCCCGATTTCAACAGGACTTATTCAGGCCGCCGATGGAAATGGTTTGCGTGTTTGGGAGTCCATATTTCAAGTGATTAGCACACAAGGCGCTAAAGAGAATTTCCCCCTACCGTATCTGCCATCTACTATACAGGAACTCTCCAATTCCTCTGGCACTGGTCCTACTGGCGCATATGGTGGACTTTTTACATGGAGGACAAACGGCCTCGTTGTAAATAATGGGTCTACGGTTTCCAAGCCCAGCACGGCTATACAGGCCTGGGATGCAAATGCATATTCTGTGGAAGGTTATCGGCAGGGAGCTTTCATAACATTCCAGACTCTTCAGACTAGCGCATCCTGCTCTGCGGGCTTTAGTGAAAATCCGACCGCTGCAACCTCATTTTCCAACATCCAATATGGCTACTTATGCGGCTCTGCAAGTGACCTATACGTGGTAGAGAGCGGCGTCAATCAGAGTAGCATTGGCTCCTACACGTCCACAACGCAACTGGGGATATACTATGACGGATACACCGTTATATATTATAAAGACACCACACCAGTCTACAGTACACTGCGTTCCTATGGCTCTGCCGCCCTGTATTTAGACGTAACGATTCGTGATCCTGGTGCAACAGTTCGAAATGTCCATTTCGCCCCTCTTGGAGGAATTGGACCTACTGGTATAGAGGGACCTACTGGCCCTACAGGCTGGACTGGTGCAACGGGTCCAACGGGGCAAACTGGTGCATCTGGGGTCACAGGGCCTACGGGCCGTACTGGCTGGACAGGGCGGACAGGAGCCACAGGCCCAACTGGCCTCATGGGAGAAACTGGACCTAGTGGCTATACTGGGTCGACGGGACCAACGGGTGCTACTGGCCCCTCTATAAATACATCCACCTATATTCTGGGAAATACTACAAACACGAATCCGACGTCTGGGAAGTTTTCGGTAGATAATGCGGATTTGTCTAACACGACTGTAATCAAACTGAACTCTATTGATTCTACAGGTGTTATTAAAAGTGGATTTTATTCTCGAATAGGTGCGGGCAGTATCATACATCTTGTGAATATTGTTACACTCGTGGAGGAAATCTATTCTGTAGATTCTATAGGGAATTTTTTTACCTATTGGACCTTTGGTGTAACCTATTTATCAGGAAATGTATCAACACCACTCATTAATTCCGTATTTAATGTATCTTTTGATACAATTGGAGCGAAGGGTGATACGGGTTCAACGGGGCCAACGGGATCTACGGGAGCAACGGGGCCAACCGGCCTTCAAGGACTCGCGGTAAATACGGGCGCGACTGGACCAACTGGTTGGACGGGTTGGACGGGTCCATCAGGTTTTACGGGTCCAACGGGTATTACAGGCTACACTGGCAATACAGGAGTATCGGGGCCAACAGGAAAAACTGGACCTACAGGTCCAACAGGACAAACAGGACCAACAGGCGCAGCGGGCGTAAGTGGGTCAACAGGGCCAACAGGCCCCCTGTATTTCGGAAATACACTCCCAACAGCAGCCTATTACTTGTCCGCAAATCAGAGCATTCTTTCGGGTGCAGAGGATGTAATTGTGTTTGATACGTATAATAGTTCATTATCAGTTGGGTCTATTGCGTCCACCTATAATACTGGCTCAGGAACACTAACAAATGGTACAACAACTACTTTAACCTACTTGATAAGCGGTATTCTGTATTCGAGCTCTGCAGGCGCACACTCCGTAGAGATACGACGCAACGGCACAAGTACCTTGCATCGTTTCCTGTTTTCAACTACAGCAGTGGATAATGTATATGCATGTGAATTCAACTGCGTAGTTGTGTCTTCTGCGAGTAATGTAGTCACCCTTGTTTTTGTAAACGATGTTGGTGGAGATACCTCTGTATCCGGTGGAGTGACGTTTACACAACTTGACTATGTTCTTGGTCCTACGGGCTGGACAGGACCAACGGGTTGGACAGGCGTCACAGGCTGCACGGGTTGGACAGGTTCGACTGGCTGGACAGGTCAAACAGGCCCAACGGGTGTCACAGGTTGGACTGGGCCAGCAGGACAGGCTATAAATACAGGTGCAACAGGACCTACGGGTGTGACCGGAACTACAGGATACACTGGTTGGACGGGCTGGACAGGACCAACAGGGCCAACTGGACAAACAGGGTCTACAGGTGCGTCCGGTGAGGCTACAAACACGGGTGCAACGGGACCTACAGGTATGACAGGACCAACGGGGCAGACGGGACCTACTGGGCGAGATGGGGCTGCAACATCTACGGGAGCAACCGGATTTACAGGTCCAACAGGTGTAACCGGTCCAACAGGGATTACGGGACCAAAAGGAATACCTGGCGACGCAACAGATACGGGGGCGACGGGATGGACGGGCTCGACGGGGCCTACAGGAATAACGGGTTCAATAGGGCCTACAGGTTGGACAGGTTGGACGGGAATAACTGGAGCCACAGGAAAAATTGGTCCACCGGGTGTTACAGGGAGTACCGGTCCAACGGGGCCGACTGGGTCAACTGGCGCTACAGGTGTCACGGGCCCATCTGGCTATACAGGTTGGACGGGATGGACAGGACCGACAGGTCCAACGGGTGTAACTGGAACAACGGGACCAACAGGCGAAACGGGATCGACAGGGTCAACAGGTCCTAGCGGCGTAACAGGGCCCATCGGACCTACCGGACCTACAGGTTGGACCGGGCCAATCGGTATACCTGGAACAGCTAGTCTGACGGGAGCAACTGGTCCTACTGGGTCCACAGGATTCACAGGCCCCATTACATATTACATATTTGACGGGGGGGTCGCAACGATGACCTATACGGATGGGCCAGCCTTTAATTGCGGTGGAGCGGGCATTACAGGAAACACGGGGCCATCTGGTGCATACAATGGAGCAAATATTATCCTACAACTTCGACATGACGTGGCGACGAGTTGGGCGATAGTGAATCCTGTACTCGCTGTGGGTGAACTTGGTTATGAAACCGACTCTGGGCAATTTAAAATTGGGCGGGGGAATACGGGATGGAATTCACTGAATTATGGAGGTCTAAATGGTCCCACAGGAAATACAGGTCCTACGGGGATGACAGGACCCGTTCCAACGAACGTGAATTCGCTCACCGTGAACGGAACACTCGCCGTCCAACAAATTCAGGAATATTCTAGCGCAATTACGGGTGCGGCCGGCGTTGTCGTACATAACTGGCTGGCGGGCGGAATTTTCTACCACACCGGAATAACGGCAAATTTTACCTGTAACATAACTAATCTCCCGATAACAGGCAATAGAAGTTACGTGGTCGTTCTGATTCTTGAGCAGGGTGCCGCAGCATACTATGCGAGTGTCATACAGATTGGAGGGGTTTCCCAGACGGTAAAGTGGCCAAACGGCTTCATTCCTCCCGTAAATGCGAATAAGACTGAGGTTCAGTCTCTCACACTCTATTACACTGGGTCCGTCTGGATAGTTTTGTCGCAAATAACAAGTTTTGGTTAAATAGGAGGGATGCCGTTATATATGAGCCTTGCAGGCCAATTCGGCTACGGACGGTCCAGAGCACCCCCATTTGACTCTATAGATTTTGCGTCCTTTTCGAACTGGCATAAAACTAGTGCATATTCACTTGCAGTCTCGGCATTTCCCACGTTCTATAACTATGTGTTTGACGGCTCACCCTCTACGATATACGACGGAGGTTTTAATATGTGGAATGAAGGAAATATTGTTTCTTTTGGAGCGACGACTGTACCCTATGGGACAATAGGGTCCAACTATTTTGTCAGTGAAGCGAATGTGTGGCCACAGGTTGCGCTGGGATTTACGACGGCTTCGGCTGTCGCTGAATGGAAGAACAGTGGGAATGTGGGTATGGCGGGGTCACCCTTCGGGTCCAACGCGAATTTTTCAGGGACGTACACGACTCCGAATCAAGGTAGAGAGGGATCCTATTGGGTGAATCAAAAATACGGCTTGACAAATCCGACGATTTGTTATTTGTGGTTTACGATTACACAGCCGACAATAAATACGATTACTACCAGTTCCAATGATAACAGAAGCACGTCGGACCCACCCCTGTATTCCTACACACAATCCGTTTCTGTCACAGGGTCGAAAGTAATTCTGGGACAGATGTTTCTATCTACGCGAAGCGTAACGACCTTTCCGAACGGAAATTTGATTTCGCAGGTAGCGATTGAAGGATTTCTTTCCAACTATGTTCGTAACGCAGATATTCGGTTAGTTTAGTGTGTATGGGGGCTTTTGTTCTCTTAGTATAGAGAACGCATGCCCTATGTTCAGATACAACTTAGGAGAGCTACAGCTTCAGAATGGAGCAGTACCAATCCTGTTTTAGCCGTTGGAGAAATGGGATATGAAACCAATTCGGGTCAATTCAAGATAGGTGATGGAGTTCGGGCTTGGCTAGCACTTCCTTACGGAGGATTGAATGGACCGACAGGGAACACGGGGCCGACTGGAAACACGGGTCCAACGGGGAACACGGGTCCAACAGGGAATACGGGTCCAACGGGTGTAACAGGGAATACAGGACCAACGGGTCCAACAGGACCTACAGGAAACACGGGTCCAACGGGTGCAACAGGGAATACAGGACCAACGGGTCCAACAGGCGCAACGGGACCAACGGGTCCAACGGGAAACACGGGTCCAACGGGAAACACGGGTCCAACAGGCGCAACGGGACCAACGGGTCCAACGGGAAACACGGGTCCAACAGGGAATACAGGACCTATGGGATTCAACGGTATTTCAGGTGGACTCTCACTCTTTTTAGATACGGCAGGAGGCGCTGCACCTCAAACAGGAACTTTGCCCGACCTTCCTGATACATCGGCTATAACAACAATCACATCGGGCCCTCAAGCAGCAAACAATGCATACTTGTTGGGAACATTCACAATGCCCTCGGGTATTCTCACTACACCCAGTATTATCAGTGGTCTGTGGGACGTGAATTTATATGCAAGTTCCGACGACGATCTAGACAATGTAAAATTCTATTTCAGTGTCTACTATGTTACTTCAAACGGTTTGACGGAAACACTCGTGTCCGCTGGAGATAGCACGAATGCAACGTCGGTTTACACAACCAACACGAACTATATTGATTCCCTATACGTTCCCGCAATAGTTCTGCCTGATGTGAGCTATTTGATCCGAATCAAGCTGTATGCGGTCTTTATTGGCGCAGGACACTCTATTACAGCCTATTTCCGCTCAAATAAACTCTCTCATACACACACGACGATTTTATGGAATCCTGGTACGGGTCCGACTGGATGGACGGGTGTGACGGGCTTTACAGGTTGGACGGGACCAACGGGTCCAACGGGTGTAACAGGAAATACAGGACCAACGGGTCCAACGGGGAACACAGGACCAACAGGAGCAACGGGTCCAACAGGAGAAACAGGACCAACTGGTCCAACAGGGAACACGGGACCAACAGGAACAACGGGTCCAACAGGAGAAACAGGACCAACGGGTCCAACAGGCTCAACGGGACCAACCGGTCCAACGGGGAACACGGGATCGACTGGAAACACGGGTCCAACGGGGAACACGGGTTCGACTGGAAACACAGGCCCCACAGGCGTCACAGGCTTCACAGGCCCAACAGGCCCAACAGGCACCACAGGCTTCACAGGCGCCACAGGAACCACAGGCACCACAGGCTTCACAGGCGCCACAGGCTCTTTGGGTCCCACTGGTTCAGGTGTACAGGTCGGAACAGTCAGTCCTTTTACACAGAACGGCGCTTTAGGGCTTCAGTATCTCAATACGTCTAATTCGTTTCTGTATACGTTCACAGTCAATGGAGGATATACTGCGTCCACATTTATTACGGGCGGATTACTGAATGGACCGCGTGGCTGTATATTCAATACAGCGGGAACGAATTTCTACGTAGCTTCACAAGGGAATAATACAATTGTCAAATATATAGTTACTGCAGGAACACCTGATTCTGGAACAGTCATCGCAACGCTCTCATCATGGCCAATCACTTTTACAATAGACAATAGTGGAAATATTTATTGTATAAATTATGGAAACCCTGGTGCAGTAATTACGAAGATTGATACAGTGGGTAATATAACGACGCTCACACCGTCGTCTGGAGGCTTACAATCCTCCGGAATTGGTATAGCACACTATGCAGGAGTTTTGTATGTTACGTATAGAGATAATACATTCATAGACGCCTACAATCTAACGACAAATGCAGTGACAACCGCGTTCATAACGGGATTTGCGTTTACAGGATCTATAGCAGCTGATACTTCTGGCAATTTGTTTACAATAGATTGCTATCGAGACAGAATTGTAAAATCCGTCATTGCAACACAGACCTCCTCTGTTCTAGCAGGTGGTGGTGCAAATGGAACGACAAGTGGATACGCGGATGGCGTGGGGACAAATGCGCTGTTTAGCTTTCAGGCTGATATTCAGGGTCAAGGTATAACCTATGACGGGGCTGGTAATCTGTTTGTATCTGATTTTTCTACTGGTATGAAAATCCGTAAAGTAAATATTGAATCGCAAGTTGTTACAACGATTGCTGGAGGGGGTTCTAACGGAACGACCACAGGTAATACGAATGGCGTTGGAACAATTGCAACGTTTTCAAATACTGCAGGGCTTGTTGTCTATGGAAATAATATTTATGTAACGGACGCAGGCAATACCAATATCCGTAAGTTGACAGCGAGTTCCGGAAACGACTGGGTCTACCAAGTTATTATGGGAAATGCTACAGGTCCAACAGGGGCAACGGGTCCAACAGGAGCAACAGGAGCAACGGGTCCAACAGGAGCAACGGGTCCAACAGGAACAACAGGTCCAACAGGAGTAACAGGTCCAACAGGTCCAACAGGAGTAACAGGAGTAACAGGTCCAACAGGAACAACAGGTCCAACAGGAGCAATAGGTCCAACAGGAGCAACAGGTCCAACAGGAGCAACTGGTCCAACAGGAACAACAGGTCCAACAGGCGCAACAGGCCCCACAGGCTCGACAGGTCCTACTGGGAGAGATGGCGCAGCCACATCAACAGGCGCAACTGGTCCTACAGGTCCTTCAGGTGGTCCAACCGGGAATACGGGCGCAACAGGTCCAGCTTCAAACGCACTGACGGAGA